CAGCAGCTTTTGATTATAAATCTTGCCCTTGCACCTAATTATACAGATTTTTAATACTCTGTGCAAGCACTATTTTACAGTCTGTTGTAAATAATAACATAGAATTTACAACTGTCCTTCTATGGCTATATTATACCAGGTTTTCAAGTCTCTTACAAGAACTATTTTTCCCTTTCTTTATAAAACATTTCATCTTTCTATGGGAATAGTATAAAGCATAAACCCTCTTATTGTCAAGCTTTATTTTCTCGCTCTGTATAAATCATTAGCTTATACATTATTGCACCATATTTAGAAAGTCATTGCAAACACTATTTTAGTAGCTGCTGTGCTACTGATTGTGGTATTCAGCAGGATTTAGAGTCTTGAGGGCTACTAAATTTATTTTCATTTAGGGGTTGACTCCCTTTGTGGTTGTGCTAATCTACACACATCGAAAGCAAACAAACCAACTGAGGTAGCAACGATGAACATTCAAGACCTGCGTAAACTGGTAGACAGCACTAACGGTAAAGTCTTTGCTGTTGTGTTTGAGAAAGCTGATGGCAGCTTGAGAGAGATGCAAGCACGTATTGAGGTTACTAAGCATCTTCGTGGTGGTGTAAACACTACTGCACACAAACCAGAAATCTACACTGTCTTTGACATGGCTGTTGGTGAGTACAGGAAGTTCAACCTTACTAAAGTAAAATCCATCAAGTGTGGAGCAATCCAGTATGTTGCATGAAGTCTACATAGAAACAGAAATCCCTAACACTTACGCTGTATACAGCTACAAGAATGAATCCATAGCAATGCAAGTGTTTGAGGCTGCTAGGAAGTGGGGTAAACTTTCCTTTGTGTTGTCTTACATTCCCCAATAACACAAGGGGTATTTAGGGGCTTTAATTAGCCCCTTCTTTTTACCTACGATTTAAGCCCTTTAAACAGCGTTTACAGCTTACCCTGTGGGGTAGCCCTACCTAAGTAGAGAACGCTTTAAATAGATGCGCTACAGCCGCTCAATAGCCCCTTTGCTTACGCATTTGCAGATTACCTTTCCTAACTTCTTGTGTAAGACTAATATAACATCCTGCTAACTCTGTTTCTGTATATTCATACAGTGGACATTCAGACAGGAGAATAAAATCATATACAACGCCATCACTTAGTACGTCAGTGCGTATTGTTGAACTCTTTGAGCACGCTGGTAACATCACCAGACAGAGCATCATTAGTGCCAGTCTTTTTACGTTCATTCTTTATACTCTGTAGTTGCAGGGTGTATGTGTTCAAGTCCAGCTTAAACTTCTCAATCTCCGCTGTTAGCTCTTGATTCCATTTAAGTCTTTCAGCTTGCCACTTCTTTTCTTGTGCTAGATTGTATTCGGCAGACTCAGCCCTGTTAGTCATTGTAGCCAAATCCCACTTAGCTTGACTCAAATCTTGCTTTGTCTCCATGTGGTTAAAAACTAACCAACCTCCTAATAGCAGAATAGCCAAGTAAGGCAAGATGCTACTTATAATTGTTTTCATAATCTTTTATTATTCTCCAAATACGTTGTACATAGTTAGTAGTCTCTACACTATGATGACCAGTAACCTTTGGTAGTGCTTCAATCATTGGTTTATAAAGAAGGCTGTTACCTCCCTTTTGTTGTGCTTTTAAGATGTTTCCTAAACCAGCATTGTATGCAGCTAGTGCAAGACTGTGCCTGTCATACTCCGGTCTAGGCTTCTTAAAGTTATTCCTTAGCTGTCTCATGTAATAAGCAGACGCTTGTATATTGTGTGGAGCACTATAAGCATTAGCAGTGATGTTTAATTCTCTCTGCATCTGCAACCAAGTCTTAGGCATAAACTGACCCAAACCCATAGCACCTACAGGACTCTTAGCATTAGGGTTTAGATTGCTTTCAGCAATTAGCTGTGCTTTGTTCCAATACCAAGGGTATTCTGGTGTGTAAAAGCTCGACCACTTCTTAATACTTGCATCATAGGCTAAAACCTTCAATGGATTAGCCCCTATTCCTTGCGAAAACAGCCCTAGAATGCACGTTAGTGCAACACCCCTAGCTACCCTACCTCTTTTCATAAACACCTCTTAAAACGCCTTAGAATGCCTTATAAGAGCTGCTAGAGGATGAAGCAAATAGCAATAGTAATACCAACTGCTATAGCCATAGAAGGACAGTTGTAAATTCTATGTTATTATTTACAACAGACTGTAAAATAGTGCTTGCACAGAGTATTAAAAACCTGTATAATTAGGTGCAAGGGCAAGATTTATAATCAAAAGCTGCTGAATACAACAATATTTAACATCAAAAGCAAATAATGCTTGACATTTGGTTGTTTATAGATTAGTGTTAAGGTATGGGTTGAGTTAATTCAAGACCTTTAAACAACTATTTTCATTTATTTTACTAGAAATAGCAAATAATGCTTGACTTCTGGTAGAACTCATGTAAGATGGTAGTAGCAAAAGAGCAATTGTACCCCGGTTTTTGGGGTGTTTGTATTTAAACATAAAGAGGACTAACACAGTGTCAGAACAAGATTTGATTCGTAGACGCTTTTACTTGAGTAAGGAGAGTTTAGATTACCTAGATGCTCTAGCTCTTCAACACAACCTAAGCCCTAGCATTCTGCTAGACACCATAGTAAAGCAACTGATTACAAAGAAAAACAAGAGCTAATTTAGTACCTGTTTTTACATTTCTAGTACCTTTGCTCCTCTACAGCCTTAGTGCTGCAAGGGGTTTCTAATTTCCTACTATATATAGAAAGAATCAAAAGCAAGTCAAAAGCGGGATTTTCTTTTCTCTCTTTTTCATTCTCTGTCTTACCGTAGCGTCAGCGTAGGTAGACAAATCCTTAAAAGCCTAAAGAGGTGTAATTATGCAACATCAAGAATTTCGTGTTAACAAAGAAACTGGTGAGATTGAAGGTCAGTACACAGTAACTGATTACAAGCCCATGAGCATTGAAGATGCTAGGTACTACAAGTATACAGCATCCAGCCCACATGATGCTACCAACCTAGACCAGCTTGAAGACTTCATTAAGGCTCGTGTAGACAAGCGTAAGCTAGTTACCTACAACGGTACTAAAGCTCTACATGATGCAAGCTGTGGTTTGTCTGTTCGTAGTGGCAGTGGTGCAATGTTCACCCTACCTCAGTACAAGACACTAAACAAACTCATTAAAGCTCTTGTATACCGTAACATCATCATTGCTACTAAAGCAGACTTAGCCAAGAAGCTAGGTGTTGATGTTAAGAAGCTCAAACAAACGCTTGCAGTAGTCAGCAATCTTGTAGACGTTGTAGAAGAAGGAATGAGTAAAGGCTACATTAAAATCTTCATTCATCCTGCCTATGGCTTCAAGTATGAATCCAGTACAATCAACTCAGCTCGTTCTAGTGCTGAACTGAAATGGGTTAAGGCTCATACAGTGGTTGGTGATTTCAATGAGTCTCACTTCCAAACTAAAGAGATTGACTGGAACCAAATGGATGCTTGGTTGTCTGTATTCAGCAAGGGCATTAAGAAAAAGAACGACAACTACAAGCGAGACAAAGAAGGGCATATTATTCTTCCTGACTTCGTTTAAAAGGTGTTACTCACATAGATTATTAATCACTAACATCAATTATGTTAGCGTGCAATCTATGTTAGTAAGGTGTAGCTCAGCCTTAAATGAGTCGGACTTACGTCCTGAAATCCTACTTTTGTAGGTCTTTAACAAGTCTGGTGATTGCAAGCCTTTGTTATTGAATATTACCCTTCGGGGTCTGTGCTGAGTGGGGAGGGTAGCAGTATGGCTACTAAGTGTTAGGCATGGTTAGTGTGGCATTAACACATATATTCTGATTCATCCATAAAGCCTCTTAGGAGGCAAACAAACATAGACGGAATACCCTCTTTTACTGAGGGTTTTCGTGTGTCAAATCAACGCAAACATAAAAGACTGGCTAGGGTAGCAGTTACATAAATAGTAGCCTAAAGAGGTGTAAAAATGCAAGTAGTTTTTGATGGTAAAGGTTTTAAGGCAGAGCAGATTGCAGCAGCCCAATTCAAGGGTACGCTGGTTACTGACCTTGCACAGCAGTACAAAGACATTGATGTGATGATTAAAGCCAAAGACGGTAGTATTAAATCAATCAGTGTAAAAGACCAGCTTTGGTCTAGTGAGAAGTTTGGTGGTATTCAGATTGAAACTGTAACCACTAACACACGCACTGGTCAGACCATGCCCGGATGCTTTTACCAGAATGAGTCAGATTACTATTTCTGGCGTATTCACACAAAACAATATGGAGACACTTGGCTCGTGGTTGAGTCCTCCGTAATGAAGCAGTATGTAGCTGAGAACGCTTCTCATCTTCGAGCATGGGCAACCAAGCCAGCTACAGAAGCTAAAAACCGTTCTTACAATCGCCGTTATGACCGCACTGAGGGAATGGTAATCCAAGTAGCCGAGGCTGTCAAGCTCGGTAAGCTGATTCCAGTAAAGGAGACACTACAGTGACAGCGTATAAAAAGCTAGACCAAATACCCCTGCATTGCTTTAGCAATAAAGAATGTACTAAGACGCCAAGTCCAGAGTTAAAGGAATACTTGAGATTCATGCTCACCAATCACCCTAATGACTTGGAATACTTATGGCGGTATACACAACAGTTTGTCAAGTATGGTGGGTGCTACATGCTCACCTTTGAAGCGTGGCTAACTAAACTAACCAAAGACCTACAACAACAGGAGTAATCACATTGGCTAAAGCTCGTGAGATTCAACAGAGCCAGCCACTACACATAGAGAATAGTGTTCTACAGATGGGTAAGAAAGACTTACACATTGACCGAGCATTCCAAACATACAGAGAGATGAAATACGATGGCATCATCTCAGGAAGTATGTCTTTCATTAAAGCAGTTCTTTCTAAGGGTGGGTTTGTCATTGACTACCACTCTGATTCAACCCAAGAAGAGAAGTATGTAATTGATGCCCTAAACAAGTCTCTTGTCAATATGGAAGACTACGACATTAAACGTCTAGTTTCTAACTGGCTTCAAATGCTTGACTATGGGTGCTCACTTAATGAAGTAGTTCTTGAACGTGTAGATGGTAAGTTCGTATTTAAAACCATTTCCCCTATTCACCTTACCACTGTAAACAAATTCAAATTCAAAGGCGGTAAGTTGGATGCTGTTGTAATCAACCCTGCTGAGAATGATGGCCTGATTGACTTGGGTGAGACTGGTGCTCAGAAGACAATCAACGGTGACAAGCTGATGCTTTTCCGTGTTGAGCCTGACCAAGACTTCCCACTAGGTAAAAGTCTTCTGTATGGAGCTTATACAGCGTGGAAGACTAAGAAAATCATGCAAGAGTATGAAGCTATTGGTGTTGCTAAAAACCTTTCTGGTGTTCTTAACCTCAAGGTGCCTAGTGAGTACATTACTAAATACTTTACTGAGCCGGGTAGTGATGAAGCTATATACATTGCCAACCTGATTCAACAAGCTGAAATGCTTCACGCTGGTAAGGGTAGTTTCATCCTTACAGCTTCTGACACTCAAGAGAACGGTGTACGTCTGTTTGAAGTTGAGCCTGTTGGTGGTAGTGGCGGTAACGCTCAAAACTACAACGTAGGTCAATCCATTACTCGTTACAACCAAGAAATTCTGTTGAGCCTTCAAACTATTGTTCTTTCAGTAGGTGCAGAAGGAGGTGGTTCATTCGCACTGTCTGACAACCAAACGTATTTGCTAACTCTTTTCATTGAGAACATTCGTTCTATTATTAACTATGAGTTTAAGAAAGCAATTCGTATAGCT